TCCACTTCGTCCGGGAACTTGAACGCGGGTTGGTTCATGTGCTACTCCTTATTTGCGACGGATGCCGCGAGGGTCTTCCACCACCGCTTCCACCGTGTCGTCGTTGATGATGCGGAACTCTTTGCCGTGGATGTCCAAGCGAGTGCCGGTGTTTGACCGGACAATCACAAAGTCACCTTCTTTACACCACGGTCCAGCCGGGAACTTCGTCTTGTCCTGATATGCCTCGGGACCCAGCTTCACTACGAACAGCACAGTGGTCAGAATCTCCTCATGCTGTAAAGTGAGGTCAGCCTTGATGATCCCACTGTCGTACTTCTGCTCGATTTCCGGGATAGCACAGAGAATGTGATACCCCGACGGGTCAGGCAACTGCTTGGCTTTGCGGGCGGCTTCATCCTTCTCAGCCTCCCATTTCTGTTCAAGCGCCGTCATCGTCATCTTGTTTCCGCATCCTTTCTGCGAGGTCTTGGATATGTGCATCTGCAAGGTTCAGACCCCGAATAACCCCACAAATGTGTTTGTACTCTGCGTAGTCCTTGGCGCTACCCGCCAACAGGAACTCGATTTTGCTTTTGCGCTCGTCGTCGTTCTTGGCCAACAACAGCGTCAGTCCGTCCATCTATCAGTCCTTTTTATTCGGTTTGCTCTGCTGCTTCTGGCTCTGAAGTTGCGCACGGTGTTTCGCGATATCCGCGCCAACCCTAAGCCCCTCTCGGTTATCCTCTCGCTCTGCCTGATCTTTGGTCTTAGCTACCTCTATACCAAGTCGGGTTCCTTCAAGCTGCTGTCTGCCAGTGATCTCCTGCTCCCTGAGCCTGATTTCATCGGCTTTAGCCGCTGCGTCGAACACAACTTTTCTCTCCTTGATACCGACCTCTTTCTCCTTGATCGCCAGCTCCTTCTGCTGCATCTGAATGAGCGGGTCTTGCGCCTGCTGTGCGGCTTGCTGCGCTTGTGCTTCAGACATGTCTTTCTGGAGAAGTTTTGCCGCGGCCATGGCAGCGAGTTGAGACAGTTGAACTTCTACTTCTTTCGGAAGCTCTTGCTCTTCTCCGTTGCCCTCGTCCACCGGGGGCAGCGACGCACCCAGCTGTTTCTCAATCTCACGGCGGTACTGGAACGCGACATGCTCCATGACGTGCGCTTGAGCTGCGGCCATGATGGTCTGCGCCATCGGGTTCTGGCCCATGATAGACGCCAGTTTCGGGTCACGCATGGCGGCGAGATGAACAGCAAGATGCGCCTCGTGGTCCTGATACATGAACGCCTTTACCGGTCTGCCATTCATGAGGTTCATATTCTCCGATACCGGATCGACAGGCTTCATATCGTCGTCCGTCGGCACCAGCTTGGCTGCGTTCTTGACCCCCAGCACCTCGATCATCTGACGGTGCAGAAGCTTCAAGTCATAAATCTGTGGCGCACCCTGCGCCAGCTGCATCACGGCTTGGTACTGCACGACCTTCTGGCTCATCGTAGCAGCGTTTGGGTCGGACACGGGGATCACGTCCACCATGTCGTAGTCGGACTGCTTTGCTTTTCTGGAGCCAATCTCCGGCTCGTAGCTGTACTCCTCCGGGGTGTTGTCGCGGATGATGTCACGCAGCAGCTTGAATTCCTGCTTCATGGCGTAGTGAACCCGGGCTTGAACCGCGCTCATTACCTTCAGCATCCGCTCGAGAATCGCCAGCGTCGTGCCCACCGGTGAATTGGCGGACATGTCGGAGACTTTCATATCCGCGGTAGCGGCGAACCGCTGCGCATCTGCGACGATCTTGTCCATCAGCGTGACGAGAGTAGCGCTTGGCTCCTTGTACGGCAGCGGCAGCAAGTTGTCCCGGATCGTGCCACTGGGTACGTCAACATCGCGGAACTCACCCGGACCGATCGGTGTGTCGTCCCCCTTTACACGCAACCCCCGGGCCTTGAACCCACCCGGAAGATTAGACAGAGTACCCGCGTCCACCAACTGACGCAGCAGTGACGTGGCGGCATGCGCGTGCCCACCGATCAGGTGGATAAGCCCGAAGCAGTAGAAGCCAAAGCCCGGGATGTAACCGTAGTGTACGAAGTGCTGGCGGCGTTTCTTGGTCTCATCCTCGGGGTCCCAGTTGCGGCGAATCGCAAGGATGGTGCTGGTGCCCTTCTCGTAAGTGATGACGTACGGCACAGCAATACCGTTGTCTTCCGTAAACTTGTCGTTGTAGCCCGCTTCCCGCAGGTCAAAGTCCAAGTGCATCTCGATAATCTGGAACCGATTGTCCGAGGTTGCGCTGAAGCCCTGCTCCTGCGCCTTCTGTTTCTCCACGTCGTCCAGCGTACGCACGGGGTCACCCAGCTCAACGTCCCGGTAGAACCCAGCCACCTGCAGCTTGCGAAGGTCGTTCTTGGTCTTGCGCATCCGGTGCGAGACGCGCTCGGCACCCTCCAGCGTTGTAGCTCCGTACGGCACTACCATATCTTCCGTCGGCACATACATCGATGCCTGCCGGTTGAGGTTCGGGTCGAAGTACACCTTCTTGAACGAGTTACCCGCCAGTGACAGCGCGAAGAGCGCCCGCTCATGCTCAGGTCTGAACTCCGGCATCTTCTCGGTCAGCTGGTAGTTCATGTCCTCCTTCACGCGCACGGCAGCGTCTTCTTTCTCTTTCGTGTCCTTGCCGATGATCACGGTCTTGACGGGGCCCGCGGCGGGGAACGTCTCCATGATGGTCTCGGACTGGAACTTAACCGCACTCTCCATCAGCATCGGGTGGAACACGCCGCAGGCACCGGCCCACGGCTCGGTGCGCTCTTCAATTTTGGTACCCAAGAGTTTCAAACCCTTGATGTACGTCTCCATCCAGTCTTTGCGACTGTTCAGGTCTTGGTCGAATAGCGAGTTCAGCTCGGAGGCGAGGCTCTGCAGCTGGCTCTCGTCCATATTTTCCGCGATGTTTTCCTCGAACTTCGCTTCTTCCTCCGGCGTCAGCTCTTCAGGCTCACCGATATCAACTTCGATCTCAACTTCAATCTCCGGCTCCGCGAGAACGGCGAGGCCCACAGGGGCTTCATACAGTGCTTTATTTATACTCATTTAAACCCCTTCTCAATAGTACCCCGCATACTTGCGGCGTTTGAAAAACTTCGGTTCCTCGGGCTCGTCCTGATCCACACGTACAAACCCGCCGGAGCGAAATCGCATTAACGCAAGAGTAGAGGCGTCCACATAGTCGTCGTGCTCACCGGCCGGGAACGCCGCCACTTCATTAGCGACCTCCTCGGCCCATCGGGTTTGCGGGGCCCATACCTTGCCTGAAGCAAACAAATCCGTAACTGAATTAAGACGACTAATCTTATCATTCCCCCTGCTGGGGGTATATTCCTGCACTGATATGCCCATCGCCCGCAGCTCGTATATCAGCGGGGCACCCGAAGCTTTTTTCTCCACAATGAACGCATCCGGAGTCCACTGCTTGTAGTGCTCGTACGCTTTGCGTTTTAGCTCAGGAAACTCCATCCGATCCTTGAAAGCGTCGAGCAATATAATATTAGCGCCCCCTACCCCGCCGTTTTCCTCTTCGTTCTCCCACACCCCCCACGTCGTGCAAGCGGAGTAGTCGGCCCTGTTATTCTTCTCAAAGGCGGTATCCCATGTCTGAATGACAAAACTGCACGGTGGCGGGCTGTCTTTATCCCATTCTTGCCACCACTCCCGCTTCACGATCGCACCTTCCCGTGATGTTGGTGCCTGCTGATACTGGGCGTTCCACTTATGCGCAGGAAGCTCTTCCTTTAGCGCCAGAAGCTCCTCCAGCTTCCAGAACTGCGGCCAAAGGGGTTTGGGTGGGTCAAAATTGTCGAAAATTGCAGGGAACTCAATGACCTCCCAGTCGTCCCCGCCACGCTGAGCGCTGGCTTTCAGCACCTGCCCGGTCAAATCACGTTGGCTCCACCGGGTCATCACCATAATAATCGCCCCGCCCGGCTGAAGACGCTGACGAGGGCCGGAGGTGTACCACTCATAGGTCTTGTCGTAGACCTCGGGGTTCACTTCGGCCAGCGCCGCCTCTTGTTCTGAGTGCGGGTCGTCAATAATCAGCAGGTCAGCACCCTTACCGGTCACTGCACCGCCAACACCGATCGCGAAGTACTCACCACCCTTATTAGTGCTCCACCTGCCCGCGGCTTTTGAGTCCGCCTGTAGGCCAACACCGGGGAAAACCTCAGAATACTCGTCCTGATCGACCAGATTTCGCACTTTTCGACCAAAACCCACTGAAAGTTCAGCCGTATGAGCGGTTTGGATGACTTTTTTGTGCGGAAATTTGCCCAAAAACCACGCCGGGAGCAAAAATGAGGCAAATTCTGACTTAGTGTGCCGGGGTGGCATGTTGATTATGAGCCTTTTCAGCTCCCCGCTGGCCACCCGCTCGAACGCCCGAGCCATTTTCTTATGGTGCGCACCTTCAATGAAGTGGGGCCACATCTTTTTGACAAACGTCATGAAAGAATCCCGGGCTTCTTCGCGCTTTTTTAGTACCTCATGCTGCTCCAGAGACAGGTACAGGTCACGTAGTTGTGACTCCGGCAAGTTTGGAAGCGCTTGCAACAGGCTTCTAAGCTGCTGTTCGTTCATTTTTCGGGGTCAGCAGCCGATTCGGGGGTGGGCTCGGGGGGCTGTTCTTCTACCTCCTCCGCGTCTTCCACACCTGTTAGCAAATCAAGCTCTTCTTCCAGAGTCTTAGCCGAGCCTTCCACCGTCACTCCACCCAGCAGCCGCTCGATCTTCTCTTGAATCGCCTGTTTCAAATCGTCCGAAGTGCGGTGGGTAATCGTAATCTCCGACTTCTCCGAAAACGCACCGACGTCGGACATCTTGCCGAACAGCTCCAGAGCTCGCAGCTCGTGCTTGGCGTCACCGCACCTACTAATCTCCAACAGACGGTTAGTAATATATGTACGCGCTTGCGTGGCATCCAGCACCACCTTGTGGTCGTACTCTGTGAGAAGCGCGGCTAACTTGAGGGCTACGTTACCGGCGTAGAGCTGCGGGGGGTTGAGCTCATCCTCTGTCGGCTGCTTGCGGTGGGCTTTCGTCTTTTTCTTGTCCACCTCCTGAAACAGCCTGCGGGCTATCACCTCGTCCTCTTCAGTCATCTCGAACGGCATGCCAAGCTCCGCCATCAGTGTGGCAGTACCCGCAGCTACTCTAGCGTTTTCTTGGAAGGACTCCGCCATCTGGTCGGACATGTTATCCGGTAGAGGGTGGGTGTTATCAGGCACAACTTGCACGGACATGGAGGAAACGGAGCTCCGGTGTATTAAATGCGTTTCGTAGTGAGTACTTACCGTACTCACAATATAGCACTGCACTATATATAAAAAACTAGGGGTGTCAAGAAAAATAGGGGGGCTCGGTTTGATAGGAGGTTAGGGATGTTGCAAAAAATGGAACGATCGCTCCAGATTTAAGCACGTATTTGCAAAATTGATAGGAGGTTAGGGATGTTAGGAAAAATAGGGGGGCTCGGTTTTTGAAGGGGGTGGGGTATGCTGAAAAAATGCAGATTGACTGCGCAAAACACTGTGTAGAGAGGCGCTGGTTCCATCTGCCCTGATTTTGGGGGGTGGGGGGCCGGTGGGGTCGGCGCTGGCTGGATTCGGGCCAGTCCAGCGCGGTGATGCTGGGCGCTGCGGCGCGTGGACGTAAAAAAACCCAGCCGGTCAGGGCTGGGCTGTGAGGGTCTAGGCTACTAGGTTAATCAAAACAGGCGAGGGCGGCTTCCAGTTGTTCGGTGCTCTCGCA